AGTGGTATTCTAGACGGTTATACATAAGAAAACTGGACCCGAATAGTTCGGGTCCAGAACTTCTCTAGGCTTCTTCTGCCAATTTCTGAAAATATGACATTGCGTCATCTTCATCATCATCACTGACAGATGGAACAGGATTGGGTTCTGCCTTCGTGTCAATTTTTACAGATGCGGTTGGTTCGTCTTCCATAAGAGTTGCAACTGTATAAACAGCAGTGACTCCAGAAAGAACCAGTTCAAAACGATTTTTCAGTTCTTCATATGATTTGAAGTTTGTAGATGCAGTAAACTCTGAAAGAGGATAAATCTTTTTATAGACATTTTCCAATTCACCATCATCTTCCAACAATGCAGCTGCAGCTGAGAATTCTGATTTATCGTAATTCCAATAACCATCAACCTTACGAAGTTTCAATTTAAAATCTGCACCATTCCAAAAATCAAAAGGATTGATTGCGACTTCATCTTGAAATGCAGGTTGCATTGCTTCCATTACTTTATCAAAGATTTTCTTACCATAACGATAGAGAAAAACTTTACCTTCATTTTCTGGATTTGCAGAATCAGTAACAACATAGATGTTAGAATAATATTGCAATTTGCGTTTCTGCTTACGAGCAATTTCTTTATCAGATTCTACACCAGAATTCCAAAGTTTGGAATTGTATTCAGATACAGGATCGCTTTGACTAAGTGTAGTTAGTGAATTTTCAATATACCATTGACCTGTTGGGCCTTGAAAAGCATGATTCCAAATCTTCACCCAAGGAAGATCTTCACCTTCTGATGCAGGAAGAAAACGAATAACGGCATATCCATTATCTGTTTTATCCATAGTGGGTTTCCATAGACGTTCGTCTTTGTAGGACTTTTTATCTTGTGGTGAAGATTCTTTTTGGGCAGCACCCAAAAGATCATCAAGGTTACTTTTTTTCTTCATTGAAGCAAATGACATATGTGTCTCCTTATTTGCGTATGTTAATATATGTTAATGTATGTTGTTTTATAGTATCATAATGAAAGTGTATTGTCAATAGTTTGTTTACTCTTTTTATTAAAAAATCCCTACTTTATCCATAAATTCATCCTTGTCTATATGTTTAACATTTTTTGGCATAAATTTATCTGCCCATAATTCCCAAGAACTGTCTGTCCAATAGAAAACATTATCTCGATATTTTTCAAATACATTAGTCATTTGAACAATCCAATTTGCAGGATTAAAACCCTTTGCACTATCAGGAAGATAATTATCTGTTCCTTTGTAAATATTGTTAAATGATAAGTTATAATCGCTTAAATCAAATCCTAACAAATATATTTCTTTAGCACCTCCTTCACAAGCAAGAGATAATGCTGTATTTCCTGCTGACCAACCATAATAATTTTGTATGTTCTCTACATAATCTTTTTCTTGTACAGGAGTTATCCAAATACCCATGTCCTTTTCCATCTTGAGTTTTAAATCTTTTATATCAAGATGAGGAAATTCTTTCATCATCTCGGATACTCTATCTCCAAGAATGGCTGGATCTTTACCTGATATAACACATTCTAATTTAGAATTAACTCCTTTCTCAAGCCATGACATTGGCCAATGAACGAATTCACTGGAAATACCAAATCCCAACAACATCATTTCTGCAGCCTGTATTGGTACTTTATTCCAATTCGCAAACCAACATTTATTATGAATTGGATACCCTGACATATAGATTTCTTGTTGCATAGCATAATCCATTGCAACAAGATTATCTACTCTACCATCACGATAGATTGCATTACATCCCCATGTCTCTATGTTTGCAATAGCATAATCTAAATAATCATGATTAAACCATTTACGAGATTCACCATTACCAAGAACTATAGATTTTTTCATTTAGTTTGTTACGTTCATTTTAACGTCCAATGTCTTTGATGTTGTCCTTTCCTATAACCTGATATGCACCTTTGTTATAGGCAGGGGCAATAGTATAGTTTTTTGAGACTTCTAGTTTATAACTATTGTCTTTCAATTCTGTATTACCAATTCCACTACTTTTACTTGGTATATGTATTGTCTCACGTTTGTATGATGCAATAAAAATACTAGCACCAGTAAGTTTACTTCGGTCTAATTTTGTTGCAGTAACAACTTTCTTCTTTGACTTCTTTCGTTTACGAGTATTGTTAGTGGTGTAATAAATTGGCATCAGAGCCATAATCAAATAATCTCATTCATTAAAGGAAAAATTTTAGCAATTTCAAATGCACAATACTTTGCAACTTCCATGTGTTCTTTCTGTGTTCCATTTGCGGTTCGCAATTCAATGTAATGAACCCAACTACGAAGTGTGCCATTCATATACATACGAGACATGGTTAGTCCTTCAGGAAGAACTACACGAGCCTGTTCTTTTGCGATGCCATTATCTATCGCCCAGTTATATGCCACTCTACACTCATGAATAATAGATAACTGCTTGATTTTCCATGCCACATGTATATCATTATCTGAATCCAGCGCAACGCTGTTCTGTCTATTCTTTGAATCTTGTAATCTTGCTTCTCTAGTAACAAACTTCATATCTTTCGTTGGGTCAGCATATCGCTGACTGAATTCTTGAAATGAAAATGAACGATGACGTAAAATTTGTCTCGCAATATCTCTTGTAGTTTCAATCTCCAAACAAACATTTACCATTTCAAGCGGTGACCAATGTTTGTTCTTTATAAGATACTTGATAAGTTTATCAGAAGTATCTTCATTCGTTTGATTACTTGGATTTGATACTCGTGCACAATATGCAATCAGTTGTTGTAAATCATTTTGCAAACCACTAATTGCTGGCAACTGTGAATAAGATATCAATTTAATTTTCATTTTTCAAGCCAATCTTCATCTTGAGTCAGAATACCTGCCCATTGACTATGCAAAATATCAAATTTCCTTTCATAAGTAATTTTTAAACCTTTCAATACATCAACAATATCTTCCTTTTCCAATGTTTCTTCTAAAATAGATTCAGACAAAAAATCAATCTCTTCAGTAAGACGCCAACAGTCCAAGATACGATATTGCAAATCTACATTATCTTTCAATTTTTTACTCATAACATTTCTCAAAAGTTGGAGCGGGTGGACAGAATCGAACTGACATCAAAAGGTTGGAAACCTCTTATAATAACCATTATACGACACCCGCAATTAAAGTTGGTGCTGGATGAGAGAATCGAACTCCCGACCTGATGCTTACAAAGCAACTGCTCTACCTGCTGAGCTAATCCAGCGTTATTAAATTATCGTCGATTAAGTTTATCTTTTTGTGGACGAGGACCATCCGGGCGGGCAGGACGATAACCTTTTGGCCAACTGGGTTGGCGAGAACCGAGATTTTTTACTTTCTCACTCAATTCATTATTTTCTTTCTTGAGATACATCATCTCAATCTGTTCACTTTTTGTATCTTCTAAAAGCTTTTCATACTTAGCTTCAAAGAAATTCTCGGTATGATGTTCTTGGTCAGTCACTTGGTAATTCTCCATAGATGCAACATTATCAATAATACTATATTTAGGGGTCAATGTCAATACCTTTATACAGGTAATTGAGCACATTTTGGTAAAAAATTTAATTCTCTTGCGTTTGCTTCAATCTTTTCTTTGAGTGATTTTGAAACAAGTGAATTAATTGTATCAGGTTCAATACCTTCTTTATCACAATACCAAAGTACTGCATCCATATGGGTGATGTTTTTTTCTAGCACAATTTTCTCAATGTTCAATGAGAAAGTTTTAGATGTCTTCAATGGCATCATTATATCCTTATAATTGGCCCTGTATAAACAGGGCCAACTTCTAATTAAAAGTTACGCAGTACGCAGTGCAGCAAAACCTGCGGCGACTGTTGCCCTTGTTGGTGTTCCAAGACGGTATTTAGAATATGTCTCACCATCAAAAGAACTCACACGCTTATTCAAAAAGATAGCATATCCTTCTGAACGAAGTTGACTGATAACAGCACGAACATTCTTCACACCATAACGGGCAGCAATCTGCTTAGCAGTCAATTCTACACCATTCTTTAGTACATTAATCACACGTTGTGCTTGAGTTTCAGTAGTCATAATAAATTTTCTCCATTTTAATGACAAATTTGAATTACCACATTAGCAATTCATTAAAAATGAGCCCGTTATATAACAAGGTGGTACTCATACCCCGTGAAAATCTATGCAGCTAGTGCAAAGTCTTCAAAGTAAACGTCATCGTTGGCGTTTATAGGTTTTGCTAGTTTTACGACATTCGCCTGTCGAGTTGTCTGTTCGCCTTCTTTCACCACGTCGAAACCTTGTCAGCCCCATCAAAAAAAGTCTTTATATTATTAAACTGTTTTTGGTGGAGCTGGGCGGAATCGAACCGCCGTCCGCAATGCATCCAACTCACTTCATACAACTATAACCACTTCTGTTTTCTTTCTCCCAACCATATATAAAGTATATCAAATTTATGTGTTGGTGTCAAGTCTTTTTTCTAAGTTTCTATATCTTTCTTTTGGTAAAAACAAAATATCCCTAAAATGGCTCCTTGGGACGGGTTCGAACCGCCGACCTAGTGATTAACAGTCACCCGCTCTACCAACTGAGCTACCAAGGAATTGATTGGTATTCCCAAACCATATATAAAGTATACTAAATTTTGGTCTTGGTGTCAAGTCTTTTTTCTAAATTGACGGAGTTATTGTACCATAAACTATAAGATATCCATTTATTACTTTATCTTTCACTTGTTTAAATACTTTCATTACAACTGTATCAACACCATCAGAATCCTTATATTGATAATGCAATTCTTCAACTATAAATAGAACTGGTTCATGCAGTCCCATACAAATTCCACTTTCCACAAATCTATTCAATAAATTCATAAGATTTGCTTTATCACGCTTATCAGCCATAACAATTTTTCTTATCGTTTCTTTATCTTTACAAAGTACCCTAGTCTGTACTTTATCACCGGGAGCCCATATTGGAAACATGTCATTGTTTTGTGATGATTTTTCAGGTGGTTCAAGATTCTTTGGTTCAGGCCAAGGTATAACCTCACCAATTTGAGAATATGATAAATTAGGCAGCAACAGTCCCAACATTATCGTCAATGTTATGATTAAGTATTTCATTTTTTTCTTCCCATTTCTTTATTGTCTCAGTAAGTAATGGTAGATATTCGTATTTCTTTTTTATAAATTCTTGTGTTGTTCCATCTTCTGTAACTACAAGTATTACCACTTGATCAACGACTATTCCCGTTCTCTCACCAAACATCTCAGCGTATGCAGCACCTTGAATATAATAATTTTCATTCCATAAATCTGTGCGTTCTTTAGTTGAAGTTTTAAAATCTATAATAGACAATTTTCCTTTGTATTCTGCAATACAATCTGCTCTACCAGCAATTCTATAACTGTCACTATACAAACCACACTCCTGTGCATATATATTATTTATATTACATAACAATTTATTTTTCATTTCGGTAAAAATACACCAAGGAAAAAACTCCTTTTTATGATGTTCAATATCCTTATTATTTAAATAGTCCTCACACATATGATGGACCTTGTTACCTCTGGAAGATGCCTTTCTTGCAATATTATTTGCAGCCTCTTCACCCACCCGCTTACGCCATTCCATCAATCCTTTTTTATTACGAATTGACAGAACAGTTGTGATTGATGGGTATTTGTTACCCTCTGGCGTATTGTATAACCGTACACCATTATTGTTAGTTGCCGTTAAAGGTTGCAACTCTACCTCTACATGATTAAACATTATTTATTTTTCAAGCCTTTGTTAATTTATTTATCCATAAATTCTGGATAAGCATTTCCTGTACCTTCATACATATCAGAACCAACCAATTCTTCTTCTTTACCTACACGAATACCAATAGTTTTGTCCAACACCCACCATGTGCCTAGAGAAGTTGTAAATACAAATCCACCAATAACACTAATACCAAGTAATTGAATCATCAATATTGCATCTATGTTAAAGATTGGAACTAATAGTAATCCAAGTATACCAGCAGTACCATGTACAGAGATAGCACCAACAGGGTCATCAATACCCCATTTCTCAAGAAGTGTCATAGACATTGGAATTAATGCACCACCCAACGCACCATAAAGCACTGCAAATTCTGGACTTGGTGAATACGGGTCAGCAGTAATAACTACCAATCCTGCCAATGCTCCATTTAGAGTTACATTGAGAATGACTTTCTTTGTCCAAAGTTTAGATACAATCATAGCACCCAACAATCCACCGGCAGCTGCCATGTTAGTGTTAACAAAGATTTTACCTAATGCATTTGCATCATCAATGGTAGAAAATGCTAGTTGAGAACCACCATTAAAAAAGAACCAACCCAACCACAGGATTAATGTGCCTAGTGCAACAAGGGGCATATTTGAACCGGGAATGTTTTTCGGTTTCCCATTCTTGTCATACTTTCCATCACGAGCGCCTATCATAATCACAGATGCAAGTGCAGCTGCAGCACCAGCCATATGAACAATGCCAGAACCAGCAAAATCAAAAAATCCTAGTTCACTTAAAAATCCACCACCCCAAGTCCAAGAACCTTCAAGCGGATAAATAACCGCTGAAAATATAGCAGTAAATATCAGAAATGACCATAGTTTCTTTCTTTCTGCAACTGCACCTGAAACAACAGACATTGCAGTTGCAACAAATACCATTTGGAAAAAGAAATCGGCATACATTGAATGTGTATCTGGTTCAGTCCATCCATACATTATCTCATAACCTAAAAACAAAAATGCAATAGATGCTACTGAAAATAATGCAACATTCTTTGTTAAAATTTCTGTAACATTTTTAGTTCTAACCGAGCCAGCTTCAAGAGCAGTAAATCCTGCTGCCATCCACATAACCATTGCACCCGATATTAGAAAAAATATTGTGTTTAATGCATAATTTGTTTCAATCATTAAATCAACTCAAAATGTGGTCCATCAATGAACGGGCGGCGACCCTGTGACCTACGAAGATCAACATAACTTAGCATTGCTTCTTCCATAGTACCATCCCAATCACGAATGTCTGATACACTCCAAGCAGCACCCCAACGAACACCAACATCCAATTTAATTGCAGCAGTCTTCATAGCATCTGCAATTTCATCATAGACATTTAGTTCCCAAGAACCTCTACCATTGATATATGCCATCAAATCTACAGCATTTCCTTCTAGATGTTTAGACTTCATAGTTTTAGACGCACCTTTAGCAACAAGTGCTATTTGTTCTTCTAAAGTTCTAAGTCCTTGAATAACACCGAAATCGACTTCTGTTACTTCAATAGCATATTCAACAACATCAATCAAATCTAGATTGACACCTTCTAACCGCATTCTTGATTTTGACGATAGTTTATAAGACATTTTTTATTTCTCCTTTTGGTGTTGGTTTTATATAAATTTTATTCAAGATGTAAACCCATTTTTATTTTATTAATAAGATAGTCTCTAATAAAACCAGATCTAACGATGTCTCCTATATTGAATTCCATACAATTGAATACATCCATCTGTTGTAAAATCTTTAAAAAATTATAAAGCCCATTCTTCTCATTTACTTTTTGCAAATCAGATTGACCAAAATCTCCACAGAAAACAATTCTGGAATCCTGGCCGACTCTAGTGATAATAGTATCTAATTCGTGAAAATTTAGATTCTGACATTCATCTACTATAATCAGTGAGTTATCAAATGTCAATCCTCTCAGAAAAGAAGTTGACAAAAAGAATAGAGAACCCTGTGATTTTAGTTTATCGTATAGACCATTAAATGCCTGTTCATTATTCATTTGAAACATAAAACGAACCATATTTTGATACGGCACTTGATACAATGCAGATTTATCTTCTTCATCGCCAGGAAGAAAACCAATTTCTCTTGTAGGTATTAAAGAACGAACTATGATAACCTTATCATATGCAGTTTGTAAATCTAATACATCTTGTAAACCAAGATATAGGGATATGAAGGTTTTTCCTGTTCCTGCTGCGCCATACAAAAATTGATGTTGTCCTTTTTTCCAAGATTCAAACACAATTTTTTGGTTGTCTGTTATAGGTTTGACAGAAATTAGATTGGAAATTCCAATTTCTTTTGTAACTTTCTTAGAAGCCATTATTTTCTCTTTCTATGTTCATTTATGATGCTTTCTGATTTCAATCGCTGAATGCTCTTACTATTTCCATACTTATCTGCCATTGGAGAATCTGGATGTTTAGAAGCAATACCTTTCATTAAATCTTTGAACCCTTCATCATTTTTTGGACCAACACCCATAAGATGATCTCCAGTTAATGCAGGTGCACTACCTGGCCCCCATGACCGTTTGATGTGTGGATATTCTTTTAGTAATTTTTCCATATCTGCGATGGACATAAATTCATCATATTCTGTTCCTGCTAATTCATTAAAAAATGTATATGTTGGCATTATATTTTAGATTCCAATTCTTTGTTTAGCCTCTTCAATTTTCTGTGCAAGTAAGAAAAAATTATCTCCAGCATTACTAATTGATTTTTAAACGTTTCAATTTCAGACAATCCTTCTGTAGAGTTATTTTTATTTATTTTTTCAATATGTAAATAAATTTGTTTTTCTATCTTAATTATCTTTTTATTGAGATATTCCTGAGAACTCTCTGTCATTAAACCACTCCGGTACTTTTCTCCGCTTCCATTTTGCGAAACCTGATTTCTCTTTTATATAGTAAGAACGATACGCATTAATTGTATCTTTCTCTTTACAATAGTCAGGCATACATTGTGGTGGTTCAGTGAATGGCACATCAACAAAACCACTCTCACCATAAGATTTGTCATTTTTAATACTACCGGGAATATTTATAGGTGCATCATACAGTGGCACCATCAACCGTTCCGTGGCGTGATGCTTATCATATCGATGTGTATATTCTTGCATGAGTGCAACCATATGTTCATACAACCACATGTAATTTTCCCAACTAGAACGGACCCAGATTGTACTAGGATGGTTCTTGTGAGCCATCTTGTATAAATGTTCACCTTCAATCATATCAACATCATCAAGAACACGATGTGTAGTACAAAGCATTTGTGCACTTTCTAAAATCATCTTGACAACATGTTTATTACACATCATCTGTGCAGCAATCTTGGGGTCTTCATCTAGGTAAAAAATGTTCATCTGTTATCGCCATCACCAGTAATTTTGTTACGTTCCATTCTAGAACTTAGTTTTGCCACATTGGCCTGTGCAATCTCTTCAAGAGTTACACCTAAATCATCTGCAAGAGCAGAGATATACCACAACACATCACCTAATTCAAGTCCAACACCAACCAGTGTTCTGCCGTCACGCATATGTTTTTTAATTTTTTCTGCAACTTCACCAGCCTCACCACACAATCCAAGTGTAGGATACACAACTCTACAATCTTCTGGATAGATTGCTGTTGAACGTGCGAATTCTTGATACTCATCAAATGTCATCGCCATTAGATAATAATTCCACTAGTTGTCTGAATATATGCTTTTTCAATATCATCATTGCTTTCTGTAACAAGAACAATACCCGAACCCCAAAAAGTTACTTCTTCAGGATTTTCTTTACCAGTAAGACATACACCACGAGCAAAACCCATACCATCTTTTGTATTAACTATCATCTTTGGATTTTTGAGAATTACTTTATTCTCGCCTTGGTATTCAAGCCTACCAACAAACTCACCTGCTGGTGTTACCACCGATACTAATTTATCAATCATTTTTTATTCCATCTATAAAATATATGTTTATCAATTTCAGTTGTTCTTATAAACTTTTTTCTCCATGAAGGTCTAACATAATTAGCATGGTAGAAAGTTGAACCGTCTGTAATGTCAATCCACTGTTTACTATTATCCATTATCTTACGAGCAAAGTCAAGGTTTTTTTTATAAATCTTTTTATTCTTTGGAATGTCTGAGACTCCATCACAATGCCAACTGAATTGACATTTATTAAGTTTTTTACTTCCGCCTTGCTTTACTACTTTACATATTGTATTAGGAAATCTATCATCATTAACACGATTGATAACAACAGAAGACACAGCTAACATACCAGCTGTGCCTTGATTGCGTACTTCAAAATACATATTTTTAGCAAGACATTCAGTTTGTTTTTTCATCTCTCTTTCTGGTTTATTAGCTAAATTTATAGTACTAACT